GATTTTAACTGCTTCGCAATGGATGAGGGGTGGAGCGACTATTTTGGTAAAATAAATAATTCTACATTTGAATACCATAAAGCAGATGATTTTGTAACCCAATTGCATATTAAAAGGGTCGAGGAAAAATTTGGTGGCAAGTTGAACCGTGAAACCCTGGAGATTGAGCAGCCGAAGAAGCCAGCGTTCAAAATCGGCAAACTCTACGTTTTTGATGAGGAAGACGAGGATGGCAATGTAACCGTTATTGGCAAGCTCATCGGAAAGAACGAAAGCAAGGACACTTTGACATTCGGAAACCAGTACGAAATTGAGACCGAGAAGTTCGTTACCGACCAAGCCTTCGACCTGCGAATCAGCGTACATGAGGAACTGCGAGAAGCAACAGAGAGCGAAACAACAGTTTTTCAGAAAGCTTACACCCAATGGCTGGAGAAAGAGAAGAAAGCGATGAGAGCGAATGAGCAGCCAGTCTTCAAGCCTTTCGACAAGGTGCTGGTAAGGAATGGAGATAATAACAAGTGGCTACCAGCGTTCATTGCCCGTGACCGTGGAGAGAGTTTTACGTTGAGATACGAAGTCCTGCTTATCGACAGCGGAAAGTCAGATAGCTTCACCAGCTGCATCCCATTCGAGGGGAACGAGGACATCGCCTTTACTGACCACGACGAGTACCTGCCATTCTAGGACGTATGGCGAGCGAACTGTGCAAGGCTTGCGAGGAAGGGCGGAACTGCATCAACGGCAGGTACTGCCCACCTCGCAGGCAATATGTAGAACACCAAAACATCAAGGAATGCAATGGGAAGAAAAAGAAGGAGCAATCCTTGAATCACAGAAAATAAGTATTTAACCAGCTGGGCAGACCATCAACGCTACCCACTCTAAACAAAGAAAGCGAGGTGGAACATGAAGTAACAGATCCAAAGAGGGAGTGCTTGCATAATAAACTCGTTCCGTTATAAGATATTCATCTGTTTGCAAATCGACAGGCACTCCCTCGATTTTTCTGTTTCAAGCCAGCAAGACGATGAAAGGAGAAGGGACTATAGGGTAGAGGATAGGAATAGTAGGGAGCTAGCGCACAGGCGCACACAAGCGCACAGGCGCACGTAGGATTCCACAACCCGAACAACTACCCACAGACACAGAAATAACGGCTTAGAACGAAAATTTCAAGAAAATAACAAAATAAAAAGAAAATCAAAAATAAAACAAAATGGAAAAAGGAACAGTTATAATCGGCATCGACCCCGACAACCAGGAAAGCGGTGTTGGAGCAGTCTTTGACGACAAGAAGTTTCTCGCCTACAAGATGAATTTTCCTTCATTGATAGATTACCTCAAGGCTATGAACGAGAGTTGCAAAAAGATTAAGGTCGTTATTGAAGGCGGCTGGCTCAATAAGAGCAACTGGCATGTGCTTAATCGGTTCATGAGTGCAGTCAAGGCAGCAGCAATCGGACGCTCTACCGGAATGAACCATCAGACTGGAATTCTCATCGTTGAGTGCTGCAAGCATTACAATATACCCTACGAGATTATCAAGCCTTTAAAGAAGTGCTGGAAGGGAAAGGACGGAAAAATAACCCAAGACGAAATCGCCTACTTCATGAGTTCAGACGGAAAGATGCCGAGAATGAACCAAGACCAGAGAGACGCACTACTCCTCGCCTGGGTGTGTGCAGGATACTCGGTCAAGGTCAAGCCAAAGAAGCCACAGACAACCCTGCAGAAGACCATCAGAGCCTTTGATGGATGAGAAAAAAACGAAGAGTTGCGAAAAGTTAAAATCGTGCGAAGAACGAACAACCAAAGCGAAAAAGTCGTATCTTTGTGCCGATGTTTACCAAATAAGCAGTATTTCAAACTTAAAAACAAAAAGAATATGAAAACAGAAGAAATTGCACTCTCTCGCATTACCGAGAACGAGGAGAACCCGAGAACCATCACCACGGAGAAGTTTCAGAAACTGGTCAAGAGCATTCTTGTATTTCCACGTATGCTGACACTTCGCCCGATTGTCGTTGACGAGACCTTCAAGGTCTTGGGCGGCAACATGAGACTAAAGGCACTTCGCCATATTACGACTATGCAGGATGACGGAATCTTGGCAAAGCTGGAGGAGGACACACATCTAACCGAAGCCGAGCGCAACCTTGCCATCGTCTACTGGAGACTATGGCAGGAGAAGCCGACCGTAACCATCGTGAAGGCTGACGATTTGACCGAGGCGCAAAAGCGTGAGTTCATCATCAAGGATAACGTGGGCTTTGGAGACTGGGACACCGATGCGTTGAACAACCAGTGGAATACCGACCTCTTGAAGGATTGGGGTATTCAAGACTGGCAGCTGCAAGGGTGGATGAGTGCTGATTCATTGAAAAATGGAGAGCAGACAGACGAGGATCAGAAGGAGGCAAAGGACGATGAGTTCGATGAGGATACAGAGAAAATACCACAGCGGTGCAAGGAATGCGAACTGTGGCAACTCGGAAAGCATCGCCTTATGTGTGGTGACTCCACGGATGCAGAGCAAGTGAAGTTCCTTATGGGTGGGCAAGTGGTTAATCTGTATCTTACAGACCCTCCATACAATGTTGGATATGGCTACGAAGGTTCTGCTATGATGAGCAAGAGAAAGCATAGAACGGATGGGCTGACGGTCAAGAACGACAAAATGAACAATGACAAGTTCCGGGATTTCTTATCGGCTGCATTTTTGGCAGCAGAAGAAACCATGGAGAAGGGTGCTGCTTTCTATATTTTCCACAGCGACAGTTATTCGATGTGGTTCAGAGAGGCTTTGATGAGCACGAAAGATTTGGAGCTACGTGAGACATTGATATGGAACAATGATTCGCTTTGTCTCGGGCGGCAGGACTATCAGTGGAAGCATGAGCCGTGTCTTTATGGGTGGAAAAATGGAGGTGCGCACAATTGGTTCAACGACAGAGCGCAGACAACTGTTATTGATATGGCTCGACCTAAAGTATCAAGGGAACACCCTACGATGAAGCCAGTGCCGCTTTTTGCTTATTTGATGGGCAATAGCACAAAGGAAGGTTGGAATGTATATGACGGGTTCGGTGGTAGTGGCACAACGCTTATCGCAGCCGAGCAGTTAAACCGCAATGCGTTCTTGATGGAGCTCGACCCACATTATTGCGATGTTATCATTGCCAGATGGGAAAAGCTGACTGGCGAGAAAGCGGTCAAGATAGACGAGTTTAAGAAGCATGGCGAATAGTTGCGATGTGTCGGCTCTTCTCTTCAAGGTTGATAAACTACACCAGTTTGCGGAGAGAGCGGCACACACGCAAAATTCGCAGAAAATAACCTCCAAGGGAGCGGAAACGAAAAAGGCAGGAGATTAACCCCTGCCCATCGCTTTGAGAATACACTGGTTGATGAAGTCGCTGCGGTCTTTCTTATCGACCCCTGCCAAGATGTTAGCCACGTCCTCGGTAGCACCGAAATAGAATGTTGCAGCGTATTTCTTCGTTCGCCCTGCACCCTTGCGAGCACCTCCCCAAGATTTGGAGGTAGTTTCATTCGTAGTACTCATAATGTTAAAAATTTGGTGATATGAAAAATAATTCGTAAATTTGCAAACGAAATCCCAAAGTGGGGTGGTGGTTCGAGCACCACCCCTTGGATCTTAGAATAATCTAATCGTAAATGATAAGATTTCTATTTTCCAAATCTTCAATGAAATTTTCAGTACGTTCATAAGACTTTGGGATTTCATTTTACTTTTCCCTCATCCTCGGAGGGTTTCAGTAAATAAGGACTCTTCCCTTATTACGTTTGCAAAGATACGAAATTTATTTGAAATATGCAAGTTTTTCAAGTAGAATTTTTATAAAAAATCAAATAAATTTCAAGGAATCAAAATATGCCACAAGGTAACAACAACAAACATCGAGCGCAGAAAATCGACATCGAAAACCGCCTGCAGATTATTGCACCCTTATACCGCAGAGGATGGACGGAGCGAGAAATCACGGCAGAGGTGAGGAAACGGCTCGACAGACCGAAATACAATCAAGCGCACTGCGACATTCAGCGGTTATTGAAGGAGTGGAGGGAAGAGCGGCTGACCGACACAGACGAGAAAATAACCAGCGAGGTGGCAAGGTTGAAGCTGGTAATACGTGAAGCGTGGGAAGCCTGGGAGAAGTCCAAGGAAGACTACCACGGCAAGACACAGACGCAAGTCGGACTGCCAAACGAGAATCCTTCAACTGGGCAGGTAACGATGGAGACCGTCAAGGCGATAATGTACGATGCTGAGAAGCGAGGACTCGGAGATCCACGCTACCTTGACATCATTTTAAAGGCTGAGACGCAAATCTGCAAGCTGCTCGGACTGGATAAGGTCGTGCTTGATTTGAACGCAGGCTTCCAAGGCGGCATCGAGGTACGCTACATCAACTCCGGACACCAGTGTGCATCCAGCGAGCAGGAAGTAATCGAGCGTGAGGGATTGGATAGAGAATAATTTTTTTACCATAATTTTGTTTTAAGTTTTTATTGTTTGAAAGAATGGCACTATTTGACGTTATTGGTGAACTGTATGATCCGAATGCGGACGTGAAGCCAAGGTTCCTTGTGAACCAGGGCGGCACGTCCTCGGGGAAGACATACACCATCATGCAGCGTCTCATAGTGCTTTCTTTTGAGCATCCGATGGCAATTATCACGGTGTGCGGTCAAGACCTCCCGAACTTGAAGGTGGGAGCCATGCGAGACCTAGACACCATCCTGCACACAAGGGCAGAGTTGCTGGACTGGTTCAAGAACAACAAGAGCGACAGCAGCTACCTAGGTAAGAACGGCTCTATCATCGAGTTCAAGAGTTACCAGGATGCGCAGGATGCAAAGAACGGTAAGCGAGACTATCTGTTCGTGAACGAGGCGAACGGTATTCCATACGAAGTGTTCTGGCAGTTGCAAATCCGAACACGAAAGCAGGTGTTCATCGACTACAACCCAAGCGCAAGGTTTTGGGTGCACAACAATATCATCGGCAGGGATGACTGCCGACTGATCCTGAGCGACCACAGAAACAACCGATTCCTGACGGAGCAGGAGCACAAGAAAATTGAAGAGATTGACGACCCCGAACTTTGGCGAGTGTACGCTAGAGGACTGACCGGAAAGATAACCGGACTTATCTTCACTAACTGGGGCATCGTTGACAAGCTTCCACCAAGGGAGGAGTGGAAGATGGATTGCTGGGGGTTGGACTTCGGATTTACCAATGACCCAACGGCACTGGAGCACCTCATCTTGGCTCACGGAGAGTTGTGGGTGGACGAGGAAATCTACCAGCCGGGACTTACGAACCAAGACATCGCAGACCGCTGCAAGGAAAACGGACGGACAAAACGAGACCTCATCATTGCAGATTCGGCAGAGCCAAAGAGCATTCAGGAGATCCACAACCAAGGGCTGTGGATAATCGGCAGCACCAAGGGAGCGGACAGTATCAACAACGGTATCGACATCTTGAAGCGTTTCCGCATCAACATAACAAGACGCAGCCACGGCATAATCGGGAACATGCAGCAATACAAGTGGAAGAAGTCAAGGGATGGAGAGACCACGAACCAGCCTATAGACGCATTTAACCACGGCATAGACGCAATACGATACGTAGCCTTGAAGAAGTTATCTGTAGCGAGCCATGGAACGGCTAGGGCGCACGTATTGAGACAAAGATAACGATAAAAAATATAAAGCGTATGGATAATAACACTACATTCAAGTACTGGCTGGCAGTGGCAAGGCACACCAGCTACAAAATCGGCAAGCAGCCACGACCAGCGTTTGTCGGAGGGAAACAAGTGCCCGACAATCTCAACCAGCTATCCATCGGGCAGCTAATAGACCTTTCCCAGCTATCAGACAGCGAGGAAAGTCTGTATCAGATAGTGACAACCGTCCTCGGTCTGAGCCACAAGGAAGTGGAGCAGGCTAGGGCGGTTGATGTCGTTATGCTCATCGGATGGGTAACATCAGAGGTGGAGCGCATCAACAAGCTCTTCGAGAGCACCGACACAGCGAAGCCAACGAGACTGGAGAAGGAGGCAGGCATCGACACCCTGCGGTTCGGACTGTTCGGCATGCTGGACTGGTACGCAGTGAGGATGGGTATCAGCGACCACGACCAAGTGTTGAAGACACCATGGCTTCGCATCTACAAGTGCATGGAGATGGACAACAAGAGAAGCGTGTACGAGCGGAACCTGCAGAAGTTGCAAGCGGAAGAAATGAAACGAAAATCCAGATAATTATGGCAACAATCAGAGAAACATTGAAGCAGCTGGCAGCAGACACGCTACCGGACTACACCTACCTTTTCGAGGACTGGGACACAGCGGACACCAAGCTGGAGAAACTGAACTATCCAGCCATCGTGTGCATCATCCCAGCCAGTGGTACGACAGAGATACGCAACGGCAGGGTTTACGACACCGTGAACGTTGCCCTGGCTTATCTCGACATCGTACCGAGGGGAGCGGAAGGAGAAGACAACGGAGAGTGCATCGACCGAATGAAGTTGGCAGGGGCGAGGATGATACGAGCCATCAACCAGTCGCACCAGTTCGAGCCATTGGAAGGGCAGCAATACTACGAGACCATCATCGAGCGGCTGAGCACGATCGTTTCGGGCGTGATGTACTCCCTGCAACTGACACAGAGCATAGGAGGGTGTGAGGTATGAGCAAGGGAGGCATTCAATTCGACCCAAAGGCGGCATCGCTCATCATGCGTGAGGAAGTGGAGAGAGCACGGCAGCTTATCATCAACCACATTCGTATCAACGGACAGAACGCATCAGGGCGAACGATAGCGAGCCTAAAGGTGGAGCAGCCCAGCGAGGACGAAACCATCCTATGGGGACACAAGCCATTCGGAGTTCTCGAGACCGGACGAAGGGCAGGAAAGATACCATACGGCTTCCGTGGCATCATCCGGCAGTGGATGAAAGACAAAGGGCTGCACGGCAAACCTATCCCCTACAAGACCCAGCGACCGCACAAGTACACACCGCAAGAGCGTGGCGATATGAGTATGGCAGGAGCCATCGCACACACCATCGCCAGCAAGGGTTCTAAGCTGCACCGGACTGGTGGCAGGGCTGACGTGTACAGCAACGTTGTGCCCGATACGATGAAAAGGCTGGGGCAGAGACTTATTTTCTTAATCCACCAGTCGGTGGGAAGTATCAAACTTAACAATGAGACGGTATGAGACAGACAACAACAAACAATATCACGATTCAATACCCGGACGCTGTAGGCTTCGCATTCTTGCCCTGCATCATCAAGGCGAGCGGCTCGGGTATTGCGAGCATCGAGGCAACCATCAGCAGGGAGACAAAGACGTACACGTACAGCGTGGAAGCGTTTGCGGAAAATTGCATCATGGACTATCGGGAATATGTGCAGGCACTCTTCGATGGCATCAGCTTCGGAAACCTCGACTACAGCAGGGAGAGCCAGAAGAGCAACCTCGGGGCAGTGTTCGATGTTTCCGTGAAGGTCAAGAACAGCGAGGGGAGCGACCTTGCGACATTCAGTTATACAACATTCTACGTTTGGGGAGCGATGAAGGCAGGCGAGACGTGGAACGGATGCAAGAAACTGACATGGTTCACGAATTTCCCATTCTCCTTTGGTCTTTATATCAATGAGGCTTCCCAGATTCTCGTCGGCTACGAGGGAGCACCAAACAAGTTAGTTAAGCCTAGCATCGATGGTATCGTGGACATTAACGCCAGCGTTCTACCAAGCAAGGCTAGGTACTGGAATATCTACGACTACGATGGAAAGATAGAGCAGGGAACGTTCACGGACGTTTTCGACCTAACCTTTGCGATGGCGAGCGGTGGAAAGCAGTCTCTCCTTGTAAGGATAGAAAGGAACGACACAGAGAAGGGTATTTATCTGCGGTGGGTTGACCGCCACGGCTTTTATCGCTATTGGCTCTTCACGCAAGGTGCTGAGAGCAGAGCGGTAAGCAGCGACACCAGCTTCGTGCGCAACAACCTCGGAGGGTATGACGATACAATATTCGGCTACCTCGGAGCGAATGGAAGAAGGCAGGGCTACGGCAGAGAGGACACCATACCTCTTTGCGCACCATTGGTGGACAGCGAGACGTTCGATTTACTGCAAGACCTAGCCAGCAGTCCAGTCGTTGACATGTACCTCGGCAGTAACAAGTGGAAGAGTGTGACAATCAAGGCAGGAACGTACACCAAGACAACGGCAGAGTTGCAGGATTTCGTCTGCAACCTAGTTATTAACAATACACAGATTCAGCAGCTATGACAGACCATCAACTTTACATCGATGGCATCTTGATGGATATGAGCGAGGAAACGGCAATCACGCTCGACATCAAGAGCAACCTTTTCCGTGACATCACGAAAATGACCGCCAACACGACATACACCATCAACCTGCCCAAGACAGCGCACAATATGGCTGTGCTGGAGTTTGCAGGGAAACCGAGCACTAGCAGCAAATACCCCTATATTTTCCACACAGCACGTTATTTCCGTAACGGACTGGAGATTATCCACAGCGGAAGGGCAAGCGTCCTGAGCGTCAAGGAAACCATCGAAATTTCGATTTATTGGGGATTGTTCCAGGCATTGGCAACGCTGCAATCGTCCGATTTGAAGCTGAACGAGTTGAATTGCACGAAGTATCTGCGGTTCGCCAAAAACAACACCTCTGACACCTACGAGAAGGCGATATCGGAGGGAGTATTCTATGGGAGATACGAAACGGCAGTGCTCAAGACATCAAGCGAGAAGTGGCAGGGCTATGACCGCAACGTTGGAGGGAACAGCGACACCACATATTCACTCGTTGACGGTAAGATAAGAACTGGAACAGAAATCGGAAAGTATGTATCGGGCGAGGTTTTGACCGATGAGACATACCGGTGCGCAATCATACCTTTCGAGGCTGGAATGAGAGCCACCATCGGTAATGTTTTAGGCAAGGGACAATTCCGGACATGGGCAATACTCGACACCAACAAGAATGTTCTTAGCCTTGCAGATGATGCCGGAAAGACAGAAAAAGAAACTTATCCGGTATTGCCGCCTCCAGATCCTATACTCGGAATGTTCGTGAGTGCAGGAGCGTGCATCGCCAATCTCGAAACGAGCGTTGCCATGGAGACAATATCCATCAGGGTTCGGGCAGAGAAGGCTGGCTCTGTCGAATACGGAGCACTTGATACGAAGACCGGAGAGACAACACCATGGGGAACGCATGAGGTTGCAGCCGGAAAAACAGAGTTCAGTGTAGTAAAGCGTAAACCTTCCGGCATTCTGATATACATCAAGCCTTCTGTAGATAAGATGATAAATATGTCGTTAAGCACGAAGGGTGTGGTGGCTTATTATCTCTCGGGCGGCAAGTTATCCCAAGTGCAGTCAGTCGGAGCGTACAGCGTTAAATATACGAGCGAGAGTATGCCTGTAGATGTAGATCTGCAAGCACCAGCAACAGCGGAATGGCTTATCATCAACGCCATCAAAGCATACAGCACTGGCACGACTATTCTCGTTAAGAGCAAAAGCGAGACGGAGAGCAATGCGAAAGCGAGCCGTGGCACGTTTGGCGGCTCTTTTGGCAATAGCGGTGGTGGTACTTTCAAGAGTGAAGGAACAATCCAGCCAAGCGTTACGGCACAGTATGTTCTAGACCTCATCACGGTACAGACTGGTGTTGCATTCGGCTGGAGCAATCGAGCGAAAGAAACTATCAATGGGCTCGCTGTTCCCCTGATTACAAGGAAGGCAGATGCGCAGACGGTTGTAGGTAGCTTAGAGGGCACTTTTTTCCAAACAGAGAGCCTAGGTATTCTCGACTTCCAACCAACGAGCCTATCGGAGGTATTCGATGGGCTGGAGATTGGACACAGATACAGCCAGCTGAATGTTAAGATTGCCTGCAAGATGATTTTTGACGTTCAGATGAACTGGTCGTGGGACGCATCGAAGGTTACTCCCAGCGGACACAAATCATGGAGTTTTGGCGAGGGGAGCACTGAGTCGCAGGCTTTCTACTCATATCCACCGAATTACATCGAAATGAAGGTTAAGCACAATAACGGTGACGGAACTTGGACGGAAACTCCATATATTGCAGGGTTGCAGCAGGATGAAACTTCTGGAAAATATGTGACCGATTATGAATCGGATAAGTTAAACGGCAGATTCATACACCTTGTAGCAGGACGAGGGGAGATAGATTTGGAAGAGGGCGACATCGTAACCTTCGAAATGAAGCACCCGAAAAATCAGGCATTAATTGGATTGAAGTGTTACAACGGACGGTTGTCTGCCAGCATCAAGCAGAGCGATGAAGTGCCCTACGGAGGTAATTTCCCTATCGGCAAGAACCTTCCCGACATCAAGGTAACGGACTTCTTGAAGTGTATCTGCATTCTGACATCAACGTTTCCAAGCCAGCGGTTTATCGGTGGAACACTTACGTTTGCCGACATCGTGAGCCTTTGGGAAGCCAAGGCGCAAGCGGTGGACTGGACGAAGAAGCTCATCCCGAGCGAAGCCAGCAACCATCCAAGGCAGACCGATTTCAGCGTAGAGGACTACTGCCAGCACAATATCTACAAGTGGAAGGAAGACGATACCGTATATCAGCAGCACGATGCGGATATGACTATAGACAACAAGACGCTGGAGTATACGCAAGACGTCTGTACGCTGCCATTCGCAGCCACGGACGGAAACCGCATACCGATATACGAGTGGGAGAACCATCAATACACCTTTGGCAGAGCTACGAAAACGGTACAGACTCCGACCAAATACAAGGCGTGCAAAGACCGAATCGTGAACCTGACGAAGAACGATGCCGGATATGCGGAATTGGCTTTCAACATCGACCTGCAAGGTATCTTCGACAGCAGGCTGGAGAAGTTGAGAAAGACGGTGGCGAACCCTCATCAGATAACGGAGCGTTTCAACCTCTCAGATTTGGAGATCCTGGAATTTGATGAAACGAAGCCAGTGTACCTTGCCCAGTACGGAGCGTATTTTGCGGTTCTCGAAATCAAGACCACAAGCAGCGGATATTGCGAGGTTACAATGATAGAGTTGAACAACTAAAAAGAAAGAACTATGGTAAGTGAAGACAAACAGCAGATTCTTGACATCAAGGTCAAGTACGAGGATGCAATCTATGGCATCATCAGATACAAGGAGAAGATAGACCAGTTGAAGGCAAGCATCAAGGACTTGCAGCAGCAGGAGAAAGACAAGACCATCACGACCAACGAAATGAAGGTGCAGACGGAAGCCATCAATGCAACCATCAAGGAGTACCAGTACAACGTGCGTGCCTTGCAGAAGGAGATACAGAACAACGTGCGCACCGAAAACGAGCAGGAGGGCAGCTTGAAACAGTTGCGTGCCCAGCTTTCAAATGCCACCAAGAAATACGATGAAATGGCGAAGGCAGAGCGTGAGGGAGCGAAGGGGCAAGCCCTAGCCCAGCATATCAACGAGATAACTAACAAGTTGAAGTTGGCTGAGGAGGAGACGCAACGATATTATCGCAACGTTGGCAATTACTATAACTCGATGATGCAAGCAGCAGATGACCTGCAGGGGACGGAGTTCTTTGGTATGGATATTGTCAATGATACCGAGGTTAGCAACATCATCAAACTGGCGCAGAATATGGATGGACTGACAGACAAGCTGAAGGCGTTCGGTAAGACAGCGATCGGCTTGGTTATGAATCCATATTTTGCTGCACTCGCTGGCGTTGTCGGCGTTGGTATGACATTCAAGTGGTTCTATGACTACAACAAGGGATTGATGGAAGCCACACGACTGACAAAGGAATTCACTGGCTACACCGGGGAAGCATTGGAGACGATGAGGAACAGCATCACAGCCACAGCGGACTCGATGGGAAAGGATTTCAATGACGTTCTCGCCACAGCTGACAACCTCATGGCGAACTACCACCTATCGGGCGAGGAAGCGATGAAAGTTATCAACGATGGCTTTGCGAGCGGTGCAGACCTGTCTGGCGACATGCTCAACAAGATACAGCAATATGCGCCTACATTCCACGATGCAGGTATCTCGGCAGACCAGATGGTTGCTATCATCCAGCAGACACGAAGCGGCATTTTCAGCGACAAGGGTCTTGACATTATCACGATGGCAAGCAAGAAAATCCGAGAAATGAGTACAGCAACATCTGCAAGTCTTGACGCTATCGGCATTTCCAGCAAGCAGGTGCAGCAAGACCTATCCAACGGAACGAAGAACACCTTCGACATCATCCAGCAGGTTGCTTCGAAGATGAAGGACTTCGGAGCGGACAGCCAGCAGGTGGGCGATGTCCTGAAAAACGTCTTCGGTAAGCAGGGAGCACAAGCAGGTATTCAGCTTATCGAACAGCTCGACACGATGACAACCGACATCGAAGAGGTGAAGAAGCAGACTGGAGAGTGGGGAGAGACCCAGCTGGAGAACATCAAGCTGCACAAGGAACTCAACAGCTACCTTTCGTCAATGTTCGATATGAGCCAGCACGGATTCGAGGAGATGATCGAGAAGGGCAAGATGTTCGGAACGAAGGTGCTCGTTCAGATAATGAAGGGTTTATTCAACACCATCAACTACTTCATTGACTGGTACAACGAGAGCCTTCTTTTGCGTGGAGTTATTCAGACATTGGGGGCGGCTTTCCGTGGCGTTTGGTCGGCAGTCAAGGGCGTGGCAAGCCTTATCATCGATGCAATGAAACAAGTCGGCAGAAGCCTAAAGGGTGCGCTCGATATATTGGAGGGTATCGTAACGTTCGACCTTTCCAAGGCACAGCAGGGATTCAAGGAGATATTCGACCTTTCAAAGTTCATCAAGGAAGGATGGAAGGATATAAAACAGACTGGCATAGACTTTGGAAACGCATTCGCTGACGGATACGAGAACACCGTGAACGGAAGACTGAACCACCTGAAACTTGCAAACCTTGACGGTGGAGCGACCAGCAGCGAGCCAACGAACGGAAACAAGGGAACGACACCAGCGGCAGCCAAGGGCAGCACCACCAAGACCAAGGCACAGAGAGCCAAGGAGGAAGCGGAAGCCAAGGCAGAGGCAGAGCGCAGGAAGAAGCTGGAAAAGGAATTGCAGGCACAGATTGCACTTATCCAGTTCCAGTACAACGAGCAAGTAATGGACGCAAAGAAGCGATACCTCGCAGGCATGTACGACAACGAGCGAGACTACAGCAACGACCTCGAACAGCTGGAGAAGGACATGGTAGCGAGGAGCATTGACGCATACGTGGCGGCAGGGCAAATCGGAGCGGAAAAAGCGCAGGAAATGCAGGCAAAACTTCTCGACATCATGATAAAGGCGAAAGCGGACATCAAGAACCAAGCAAAGGAGATTGTGGACGAAATCAACAAGGAGTTCGATGAAGCAGAGAAGAAGCGCAGGGATGCGGACATCATGAACGGTGGCACTGGAGAGGAAGACGATGCAGCAAAGCTGGAGAGATACAAGGCTTTCCTTCAGAGCAAGATGGACGCCTACAAGGACTATGCAGCCGTGCAGGAGCAGCTACAGAAGGATTTGAGCGATAAAGAAGTCAAGGAGCAAGAGGAAGCAAACAAGAAGAAGGCAGCTTTGCAGGAAGAGCAACTGAAGATGATGGCAGATATGATACAGACCATGGGAGACGGTCTGTCCGAGTTCTTTGAGAGCGAGGATAAATCGCTGCACTCATTCCTTAAATCGATGCTGACATCAATACTGGATGCAATCGAAATTGCGGTTAACGCTTACTTTGCGCAGATACTCGCCAAGGAGATTGCAAGCAAGTCGTGGGGAGGTGTTGCGAGTGCAGCAGCATTGATGGCACTTGTCAAGGCAGCGTTTGCAGGAGCGAAAGCACTCGTCAAGGGCTTCTCCACTGGTGGATATGTTCAGGGAGCAGGCACTGGAACGAGCGACAGCATCCCGGCAAGGCTATCCAATGGCGAGAGTGTAATGACCGCCAAGGCGACCTCTATGTTCAGCCCTATTCTCTCGGCATTCAACCAGCTGGGCGGTGGCGTGCCTATCGTAGCAAACAACGGAGGCAGCAACATCGGAATGGATATGCTGGCGGCAGCTGTAGCCAGAGGGTATCAGATGGCTCCCCAGCCAGTAGTGAGCGTTGAGGAGATAAGCAGAACACAGCGGAGAGTGCAGACGATAGAGAATATCAGCAGGCTCTAATGGTGTTGTTATTTCATCAAGATTTGCGTTCTGAGCGGTTTTTGGTCGAAGGTGGTAAAGTTATACACCCAAGGCAATAAAAGCCGCCTAGAACGCAAAATTTTGGCTTGTTTTAAAAAATTAACTGTTTACGATATAAGCATATTGAAAAATATCGTATCTTTGCAGCGTTTTAAAACTTAAAAAATACGTTTCAATGGCAAAACTCAGAATATACAACGACATCGACAGCCAAGACAACAAGTTTTGGTATCAATGGTTTGGTGGTGACTGCGTGTGTTTTCAAGATATAGATGTTTTTGCGGCAAGCATACCGAAAGACGATGATACCATCGATATGCGCATCTTCTGCAATGGCGGCTCTGTTGTCGAAGGTTGGGCGATTTACGACCGACTGAGACAGAGCGGCAAGAAGATAACCTGCACCGTTGAGGGCAAGGCTGCGTCTATGGCCACAATCATCATGCTCGCAGCACCAAAGGAGAGCCGAAAGGCATACGAGAACGCTTCCTTCCTCCTGCACAATCCGTGGGTTCCTGGCTGGTGTCTGGGCGACCAGCTGAACGCAAAGGACTTGAAGAACCAGAGCGAGGAAATGCAGATGTGGCAGGATAAGATGGTGGACGCATACGTAGAGCGGTGCGAGTGCGAACGTGAAGAGATTCAAGCCTTGATGGATAAGGACATCTTCATCAGTACCAGCGAGGCTTTGCGCCTAGGGCTTATCAGCAGCACCGTTGCACCAATCAGCGCAAGCGCATCAAAGCGCAACATAGAGCAATTCATTAATTCAAAACAACAAAATCCAAAAGCAATGGAGAAGAAAACAGAAGTAAAGGCTTCTCTCCTCGACAAGATTCTCGCCAAGTTGGGCGTGAAGACACTGGAGGAAGCAGAGCAGGCGGTGGCAGAGCCACAAGCCAAGGCGGAGCCAAAGGCGATGGAACTCAACACAGCGGACGGACAGACACTGACCGTTGAGCGTGAAGAGGGAGATCCGCAAGTTGGCGACAAGGCAAGTCCGGACGGAACATTTGAAATGCCCGATGGCAAGACAATCGTTGTCGAGGACGGTGTAATTACCGACATTCAGACAGCAGACGATGAGGAGACGGACAACACCGACAATGAGGGCGGTGAAGGCGGCAGCGCATCAAGCACCGACAACGACACCGTAGCCAAGTTGCAGCAGCAGGTAGCAGCACTCAAGCAGCAGTTGAGCGACACCAAGGCACAGCTGGCAGGCGCACAGAAACTTGCGAAGAGCAAGGAAGATATGCGCATCCTGAATGCCGTGAAGATGGCAGGCGGTGCTGAGAAGGTGTTGGCAGGCTACAGCAGCCACTACCAGCCAACGCAGCGACAGCCAAGCGGCAAGGGCGCAGGCGACAACGTGAACGCTGTCGAGGAAGGTAAGAACGCCATCAAGGAGAGACTTGCAAAGCTCCACAAAAAGGGCAAGAAGTAACAAGTATTAACTCATTAAATCAGAAGAAAATAATGGCAGGATTTACAAAACAGCAACTCGAGAACCTTAAACTCGAGCCAGAAAACCTCGCAAGCATCAAGGATGCCGTGCAGGAAACCTTCTACCAAGATGAGGATTTTTCTTCATTCGTGAACATCATGAAGGTCAAGAACGATGATCCAATCGCACTTATCGGTGAGATGGAAATGGTCGGCAAGAATGGTGGCGGTTGCGACCCTACCTACGAAGAGAAGGGTATCGCCAACTCTCAGAAGCGTTGGGAACTCGGGCAGTGGGAGATTCCTATCAAGATTTGCTACGAAGCATTGAAGGGTTCAATCGCAGAATACAGCCTTAAGACTGGAACAGCCATTGGCGACCTTACCAGCACAGACTTCATGACCATCTACACCGATGCACTCCAGCGAGCCATGCAGCAGATGATTTGGCGTTTCGGCTGGTTTGGCGACAAGGCGGCAGCATTGGCAGGTGCAGGTGGCGGCAAGCTGACAGCAGGGTCGGACGTTAGCATGTTCAACGTTTGTGACGGTCTGTTCAAGCGCATCTTTACAGCCACAGCGACAAAGAACCATACCACCATCGCAGCCAACAGTGAGGCTACGGCAGCAGCGCAGGTTTCAGCATTGCGCAAGAAGGGTGCAGCTACAGCAGTCGTAGACGCAATCTTGATGGACGTAGACACACGTATCATTGACGATAGCGATGCAGTGTTGCTCATGACACGTTCGCTTGCTGACGCATTGACCTACGACATCAAGCAGACCTACCATGATATCATGCCGTGGGAGAAGGTGTTCGATGGCTTCGATGTAGCGACCTACAACGGAGTGAAGATTGCTCGTGTCGGCATCTGGGATAGAATGATTAACGCATACGAGAAGGGCGAGACGACAATTAACCTTCCACACCGTGCGGTATTCTGTAACCCTAAACACCTTATGGTGGGCACTGATGCCGATGCACTCATTAGCGACCTCGACATCTGGTTCGACCAGAAGGAGCGCAGAAACTATCTCTATGCTACCGGTAAGATTGGCACGGCTCTCCTCGAAGAGGGCATGATCCATGCAGCTTACTAATCGCTCCAAATTTTCAGTTTAGTATTAAGTTATTTTGACAATCCTCAACACCCACAAAACGGTGTTGGGGATATAACAATTTAAAACGAATTAATATGGCAACAACTTGCGAGAGCCTTATCGCCCAGGACATCATCATCCCTTGCGAAGACCAAGTAACAAAGGGACTGGAGGGCGATGGACTTATCATCAACCGAGACGACATCGACTTCACCAAGTCCGTTGTCGAAGGCAATACGATTAAATCATTGGTCTTGAAGACTGGAAAGAAAGCATACGCCATCCGGCAGGAGGGCAGCAAGCCATTCACTGGAACCAAGACCGAGCTGACCGTTGGAACGTATCGCAACAGCTGGAAGAACACCGTGGCAATCGTGGTGCTTGCGAACACACCCGAGGTTTGCGCAAATATCATTGACGGCTTGGCGAACGGAAAGTATGTTATCATCCTGCGCAACCTTTCAAAGGGAGCGGACGGAAGTGCAGAGTACCAGGTATTCGGATATGCGCAGGCACTGAAGGCAAGCGCAGGCGAGAACGACAAGTACTCAGACGACACCGAGGGTGGCTGGCTTATCACGCTGGAAGAGGAGAGCGTACCGAAGGCAGCTTATTTCTTCTTCGACACAGACAGCGAGACCACGGCAGCCAAGTACGCCAGTCTGACAACAGCAGCCGTAGGAGGTTAAGCCATGACCTACGAGGAAGCGACAGCCAAGGTCGGAGAGTTGAAGGCACGTTTTGACAGTCCCTTTGATGCAACCGACAAGGCAGTTATTGAAACTCTCTATTTCGAGGTAACACGCAAGCGGTTCGTGCCAACGACCTGCCAGCAGTGTTACCACGATGCTTTGATCGAAATTTATCTAAAACTCAAAAAAGAAAAGACAATGCCAAAAACATGTAATTACGCAATGAAGGCAGGTTTTATCATTTCCTGCCCGGATTTCTACCATGGTAAGATTTTCACTAACGAGAACCTGACCGACAAGGTAGCGCATGAATATCTGACGAAGTACCCACACATGGAGAGCTACTTTCAGAAGATACCCAGCGATGAACTCATCGAGAACAAGCAGCCAGCAGGCAGCGACAAGAAGGAAGACATCGACCAAGCCGAAAAAGCAGGCAAGGAAGAGTAACAAAACAACAAGTAAAACGACACAAGCATGAACGTTAAGACAGTTAAAAAGCCAAAGCGAAGGGTTGATATTGGCTACGTCAGCCGATTCAAGATGCAGGCATACGGATATGATAATCTATATCCGCAGAACCTCGCGCGCATCACGGAAGCCAGCGGAACGGCAATGCTCTGCCTTAACCGCTACGCCCGATTCATTGAGGGCTACGGCTTCGACAGCGATGTTATCGCAGCGTTAGCGATGAACTGGCAAGGGGACACGGCAGACGATTTGCTTCGGAACGTTGCGCAAGACCTCGCACGCTATGGGGGATTTGCCCTTCATGTTAACTACAACGTATTAGGGCAGGTGTCGAGCGTGAGCCACGTACCCTTCGAGAATTGCCGCCTTGAAGAGACGGACGACAAGGGGAACGTGGAGCACGTCTTGTTGCATCCCGACTGGGAGCAGAAGAAAACGAGGAACGGAAAGCGGTTGTTTGTGAACGAGAAGACTATTGAGCGCATCAACGTCTTCAACCCCGACCCCGACATCGTTCTTGAACAGATTGAGAACGCTGGAGGCATCGACAGCTATAAGGGGCAGATTCTGTGGCAGAGCCTAGACGGAAAATTCATCTATCCGACAGCCAGCTACGATTCTGCCATCACGGAGATTTCGACGGATGAGGGACTGTCCAACGTGAAGATGAGAAACGTGAGAAACAACTTCCTTGTATCGTGTATGCTCGTAACCAAGAAGGGCGTGCCTAAGTTCAACGAGGAAGGCGAAGAGGTGGAGAGCGGACAGATGATTTCCGATGAAGACCTTCTGCAGTTCCAAGGGGACGAGAACACAGCGAAGATTCTTGCTGTCGAAGTTGAGAACGAGGAAGACGAACCGAAGGTTGTTGCTTTCCCGACAAAGAACTTCGACAAGGAGTTCAGCGTGACCGACAGCAGCGTTATTGAACGCATCTATGCACAGTTCCACCAAGAACTCTTCTATGCCATCCGTATGGGCAAGCTTGGATTCAGCGGTCAAGTCATGCAGGATGCCTACGAGTACTATGCAGGCGAAGTGACGACTGAGCAGCGATTCGTCGAGCGTGCCTTCAAGAAGATTTTCGAGAACTGGCACGACCCAGCAATTCAGAACCTAGACCCGAAGCTACAGCCGTTGAAGTATATCAGCAGCGAAGCGGCAGGGAACAATACGATAGATTAATGAGCCTATGGGAGACAAGACTAGAAAACAACTTATCACGGTTGATCAGTTCCGAGAACTGGCACGACCGACCAGCACACACCTAGATGAGAATGAAGTGAACGCATACATTCGTGAAAGCGAGGACAAGTACATTATTCCGTTCCTTGGCTATAAAAATTTCAAGGCTGCTGCTGAAGGTATCGTTAGCGTATGGGATGAGACATTCGACGATACCTTCAGCGCAACGCTGCTTCTTGACGGTGGCGAGTGGGAGGACGACAAGCACGGAAAATGCGGGTGCAGTGACGAAGTGCTAGTTAATTACTGCAATGGGATGAGGAAGGCATTGGCCTATTTCGTTTATGCAAGGATGATTCGTGCCGACGGTTCGATACTGACACGTTCGGGGGCTATGCGGCACAATGACGACTATGCTAACCACGACAATGACCCGAAACTTAACCAGTACAACGACACCATGGATATGGCAGAGAGATACATTTCCGAGTGCATGGCATATTGCAAATATCATGCAAAGGACAAACAGATAAGAAGCGTGCGAGGAAGCAGGCTGAAATTTCACGTTATTGGAAACTAATCGATAAAATTTTACAGACATGAGCAATATAGAGGAAATCATTGAGCGTGCCGAGGGTATCAAGAATGAGGTAAAGCCAAGAGCGAACACTGCCGACCGTGTCGGTAGTGTTCTTGTCGATGTGGCAGAGTTTACTAAAGAAGCAGCGTTAAGCATTAGCGATTCTGTGAGCAAGAGTATCAAGAACATTGAAACAAAGCAGTCAAGCGAGGATGGCGGCGAAAACGTTGTAACTATAGAGCAGGTCAATGGAGATAAGAAAATCTTTGTTGTACGCAACGGAAGCAAGGGTAGTCAAGGTGCACAAGGAGAGCAAGGCTTGAAGGGTGACCCATTCACTTATAATGACTTCACAGAAGCAGAAATCAAGGAGCTACAGAAGCCAGCTACCGATGCTGCTACCAAGGCACAGGAGGTATTAAAAAAAGCAGAAACTGCAACGACAGGAGCAGAGACCTGTAATGTAACCATACAAGGCTCTACCATCTCTGTGACAAACAGGCACGGAGAAACCAAGTCGGTAGATGTTATCAACACTGATGAGGAAGTGACCGTCACCATCGCCTCTTCTGTGGAATCCATCAAGGTAGCTGGCATTAAGATTAATGTATTCTTGAATAACGGCAAGACCCCCCAGACCTATACAACAGATACAGAGGGTAAGGCGACCTTCACTATCAACAGAGGTAACTATTATCAGGTAGTGTTCCCTGAGTACGGCAATGCTCAGCCTATCGCTCCTGTTGGCTATACAGCGGTATTGGGTAGTAGGTCTATCAATGCTGAATACGTGCTTTACAATGAAGACACATCTGAAAAGGTTGTCGTGAATGTGCAGAAATGTGGCAACGATAATGAGTGTGCGGCTTGGGAAGGTATGCCTGTGACGATTACCTATGACGGAAAGGATAGCGTGGTAAACACAGACAGCAACGGACAGGTAGTAGCGTTTGTACCTTTTGGCAAGGAATACACCGTAAAGGTGGAAGATAAAGATGGCTACAACGTGAGCTACAACCGCAACGTGAGAACATTCAAAGCAGAGCTGCCGAAACGAATTGTGGTTTATAAGCTCTATAAGTTCAGGGCTGGTGTCTTTATCCTCGACACTAACCGCAATGAGTATTATCTCGATGAATGGATAGCGGCAGGAAGAAACGCTGATGATGCAGTGGCTATCAAAGTGGCGGATGCCTCATTATCTATCAATCATGGCACTTTCTGCATTCGTACAAGTGACATTAAGAACGTGTCGCAGTTGGTCAGCAAACAATGGTGTACACAGAACTTACAGTTCGATTCTATTGCCCTGAATGGTAATAATGTAAAAGATGCAAATTACTACAACGGAGAATCTTCATCATACCTTATCAGACAGGAGGCCCAGGAACGTAGCTTGTCTGTGCCAGCCTTTGATTATGCCTATGGTCAGATATTAAACCTTGGCGGTGAGGATTTGCATGGATTTATCATGTCGGTTGGTCAGGAATACGTACACATAGCCAATATAGGTATTATCAAACAGGTGTTGGAAACCCTGTATGGTGAGACGGTTGCGACAGACTACTACAACTTTGTAATGAAAGACCAAAAACAAAGGTGGACTTCTACTCAGTTTAACGAAGTTAAGGCTTTTTACGCCAGTACTACTATAGATGGTTTCTACGGTGACAAGACATTGGCGCGCATAGTTCTGCCAGTTTTCGCTTGTTAATCACTTTATCTATTTAAAATACACTCCTATCTCTATGTAAGTAGCGAGTAAGCAATGATTTAGTGGATAGACACAAATATAAATAGTAATTGTAAACAAAATTAAGTTATGGAAAAGATTAATTTTATCAAGACCTTTATCCCTGAAGGTCGTTATAGACAAAAGTATGAGTACGGAGACATGGTGGTATATCACATCAATGCCAAGTATAACAAGGAGATGAATGCTTATGAGTGCTACGAATGTACCCTGCCAAAAGCTACGTTCGATGAAACCAAAGTAATGGCTGCGTTTGCGCAATTCTCTGCAAAGCTGGACGCCTTGAAACTCAAACAAGCAAAGTCTGGCAAGATAGCAGAGATAACAGCCTACGATACCTCAGATAAGGTTAACGGCTTTATGCTGAACGGACTACTTGTTTGGCTCGACAAGGCGACACGTGTAGGCTTGATGAACTCCACCACTATCGCCAAGGCGGCAGGTCAGCAGACTACTACACTTTGGCTTGGAGACGTTAAGTTGGAGGTGGATTGTGACAAGGCTATTCAGCTACTTTCTGCCTTGGAAATGTATGCCTTGGAATGCTTCAACGTCACTGCCGCACACAAGAAAGCGGTGAGTGAGTTGAAGACCATCAAGGAGGTGGAGGCATTCGATGCGACTGCCGACTATCCAAAGCAGTTGGAAATGAAGTTGTAGAACGATTAAAAAAAGTAAAAGATTATGTGGTTATTATCATTGATTTCCTTTCTCCTTCTTGGAGGATTTCTTCTTCTCGCAGCGATGCGCTTTGGCGTTCCAGCAATGGTAAGTGACGTGTATTACCAGTTGCAGAAATGCACGGGCAGCGAAGTGATAGGCGATAAGAGCAAGCGTAACTTCGGCTGGGTGTTCTCTGTGGTGATGGTCTTGGTGGCACTCCTTATGATGGTGGCTATACTAGACCTAGACAAAGGTTTGCAGTGTTTGGCTTTTATCGGGTGTGGAGGACTGGCTTTCGTTGGGTGCGCTCCTAACTACCTAGGCGATGAGTCCAAGGTACATAAGATAGCGGCTTTAGTGGCTGCGGCTGGGTGCGTTGGATGGTGCTTGTCAGTCTGTTGGTCGCTAACGCTGATAGTTGCTTGCCTTTACACTTTTGCAATGATTAAGGTGTACGACCGCAATATATTTATTGGGTTCAAGGTCTTGCAGTATCATCCTTGGTATTGGCTGGAGGTATCGGCATTCCTTGATGTGTTCGTTACTTATTGGATAATTTACTAGAAGTAAAAACTATGACTTGGAAGAAATTACTTACATTCAACAAGCGAGACTTGGCAGGCTTGGCTTGTTGGCTGCTTATCAGCATATTGATAGGTCTGCTTGCTTTGCCTATCATGGTAGTAAGGGAATATTACCAGTATAAACACTACAAGTTAGAAAGGTTTGAGTGGGAGGATATTGCCAGATACTCTTTTGTGATAATAGTAGGTTCTGTTATTCGTATTTTGTTGGGGCAGTAATAATGACAAATAGCTTTACAGATAAAAAAGATAGGTAAAATTTAATCTACCTATCTTTTTTATTGTTGCACTACCCGAAAAAGCTGCTCGCAAAGACTGCCCATGATATAGCATGGATCCTCGCTCATCATATCTAATCCGTCCTGCTCACAGATATGCGCTACTACATGAAGAAGCTCGTGCCCGATAGTATTGATGATGCTGCCATCAGATTCACATTTCCCAATGGCAAGAACACTCCTTCTTTCTGATAAATTGGAATAGGTAAGACCTCTGTCTGCACTCTCCTTGGTTAGATGTCCGTATGCTTCCGACAACGGATTTCCTTTGCAGCCAATATCAGAAAGAGCATGGCATATCTCATCGGCATCAGGTGACTGATAACCTATGAAACATACTATGCTCCATTTGTGCTTCGGAAGGTATATCACTCTTCTCATCATAACACATCTTCCCAAGGGATAGGCACACCATTGTGGCAGCAGTCGGCATAAAATCGGTTGAAGATGAATCCATCCTTCTGGTCGGCATCATCTACCATATCCTTAATAAACTGAGCCAACTGCTCCTCGTCCTTAATGGAAGACTTATAGAAGTCTGCCCTCGCCATATTCGCCACATACACATAGTCGTAGCCAGCCTTGTTCTTCACCTCTATTCCCTGACCAAGCAGCAAGGCATCCACCTTCTCCTTATCCCAAAACGAGATACTTACATCACGCTTGGAGGAAGGATCATACTTATACATCTGACTCACTGCCCACTCGCACATCTTCTTACTGAAATGATAGCCATTGTATCTGAGATAGGCAACCATTGCCTCGGGTTTGAGGTCATACATATCCAATGGCATTCTGCATTTTCCCATATTGCTGAATATTAAAGGGAGTCTGGTCCCGACATAAATGTCGCTACCAAAACTCCCAAGTTAAACATTAGCGACCGCCACCATTGTAGCCGCCACCACCTCTTTCGCCATAGCGGTTCGGGTAGTTCCAATCATCGTTCACGTTGTTGAATCTACGTCTGTTCTCACGCTCTTCACGTTCCTCACGCTCCCTTCTCCAATCGTCACGATAATCAGGCATACGCTCACCCATACGCTCCTGCTTCATCTTTTTCAGACAAGACATAGCCTTGCTGCCAAAACCAAGCATAGACTCGATGTTGTCATACAAATCATCGAACTTATCTTCTGTAATCTCAATCATTACCATAATCATAAGATATTAAAGTGAATAGAAAGGAGATTACTTGCTCATGGTCTGCTGGAGCCATCCCATCATCTTGTCAATCTTGCCCTCAATGCCTGAAACCTTACCTTCCAGTTTGTTGATTTTCTCGGTCTGTTCCTTCTCCTTGGCTATCTGGGGGTTGAGTTGCTGTAGCATTCCCTCACAAGATTCTACTACCCTCTTGTTGTAATCTACGCTCTCCAGTATCGCCTTGGATTGTCTCAGCATGGCATCCACCTCGGCACTCATGGCATCCTTGTTGTCGCTAACCACAAGGTTCTTGTCGTTGGCTATCTGTCCGTTTGCTGGCAGTTGCTTGAAATCCACTTCCTCGTCACCCAGCTTCACCTTCACATCAACCACAGTTTCCATAGGCTGAGGTGTGAAGCCGTTATTAAAGGTAGGGTATTTCGTCTGAGGGTTGCTGACTGAAACCACCTGACCGATTCGCAAGTTAGGATTCTCACCCTTGTCGAGAACATAAAATAAGGAATTAGTTCTTAAACCTTGAAACATAATGTAATCTCCTATTATCTATTCTTGTTAAACAATACCCGTCATCAGTTGAAGGGTGTTAGTGTCTCTCTCAAACCAGAGCTGAACCACTCCAGTTCCCGGCACGTCTGCAACCGTCAATGCTTCACCATTAAACTTGGTTACAGCCTGTGTCACTCCGTTGGTCTCGAAAAGGATAGGCAGCGTACCAGTCGTTCCTGTCGGAATAGCCTGCTTCAGATTTACGAAAATCGTTCCTCTGTAGCTGGCATTCACGAAGGCGTGGTTTTTGAACGAGAAAACAACATTGTTGGTGTTCACAACCACGCCCGTAGAAGCGATAGCTGCCGAACCATTACGATTCACCCATGTATAAGGTCTTAACCATAACATAGCAGCCTCCTTTCTTTAACCCCAGAATCCTGCATTGTTGGCAGCATTCAGTCCGTACAAACCAGCCTGATAAGCCACGCAGTTAGGAATGGCCTGGAATGGCTGATATGGTACAGTCACCGTATTCGGCTGGGCGCATTTGATTGCGTTGACTTCACTCTGCAAACCAGCCAAAGCAGCGTTTACTGGTGCGAGTGACTGACCAACAATCTGGCTCATCATTGCAGAACTCTTATAGTTACCATTCTCTTCTCTGAGATGGTCGATTTTGTCCTGCATATCCCTAAACTCAGCAGCGGTTTGACCAGCCTTCAATTCTGCTGTTGCATCCTTGATAGCGTTGTGCAAGTCACAAGTCTGCTGCTGGGTAGCATAAGCGAGAGAGGAAGCTGCACGCTCCTGACCATTAGCTACATTGTTGATGGCATTCTGCAAGGTTCCAGTCTGCTGGCAGATAGCCAAGCGGTTCTCGCAGCAGCAGTTAGCAATCTGCTGAGCAATCTGCATATTACCCTGCTGCAAAGCGTTGATAGTCTGCATACCGCTCATACCTACCTGATTACCTACACTCTGAACCTGAGAGGTCAAAGCGGAAATGGCACTCTGAATCTGACCTTCGGTGCAGTTCAACTGGGTAGCCAAGTTGCTGAGTGCATTGCGGTTGCCACCGATGGCATCCATCAGGAGACCACGACCATAGTCATTGTTAATCTCGTTAGCGAGACCTCCACGACCATTATTACCGAAACCACCCCAGCCGTTTCCACCCCAACCCATGAGGAAGAAAAGGAAGATTACCCACATGAACCATCCACCTTCGCCACCGAAACCATTGTTACCCTTCATGGCAAGGAGGACATTTGGGTCAACACCCTGCTTCTGGAGCAGAGGCGCAAGAAGACCGAGCATCCCATTGTTGGATGTGGAGCCTTCGTTTCCGAATACATACGTTTTACTTTCCATATTATCCTGAAATCTTTTGTTAAACATTAATTGATTAATACTACGTAACGTTACGAGCACAAAGATACGAATAATATGGATAGAGATAGATAAACTCGTAAAAGGTTGTTTAAGTGTTTGAATAGCAGCGATTTGTGGTTACGGAAAAGGTCATAAGAGTATAGGAGAGGCTATTTAGTTTCTCCTATATGTATCAGTTTAGCTATTCCTAAATATTTATGCCATACTTCTTTGCATGCTTACGGAAGAAAGCCTTCTTATTAGCAAAGAATCGGATAAGGGATTTATTCCACTTTTTCTCATGCCCAAACTGGTCATGGATGCCTTCTGGTATCTTGCCATCGTGAACATACTTCTCGAAAGACGAGATAGACTTACCCATTTCGTGAGCACACCATCCCTTGTTGGCTTGCGTATCATTCATCATAGCGGTAAGGAGTGCTACCAGTTCCAAGTCCCCTTCTGACAGACCACAAGGTATTGGTTTGCCTTCTTCTTGCGCTACTGCTGATTCATGCGCTTTATCAGCAAGAAGACGAAGTCCTGCCTCTATGATTCTGTAATTTACTAATTGCGACATAAGCATATAAAATTAGAATGAGTGTAATCAGGAACATATCACAATAATACATATCGTTTGTGACAACAATAGAACCGAACATGATGTGTATCACATTGACTCCTGCAATATACAAGATAGGTATTCGCCACTCTACGCACAATCTGTGCAACACCTGACCTTTCCAAAGGGAAATCGGATATAGAATATAAGTGATGAAATAGAAGAACCAGACTGGTTCCTCGTTCTCTTCATACCAAAGGGTAATCTCCATCTTGTTGTCATAAAACTGAGATACACCATACCATCTGATAAGCATGACCAATATTGGAGCATACTTGAAGTAGAGTAAATCTGTTTTTATTTTACTGCGTTCAGGGAGAAGTTTAGTTATCTCTCCTATCAATTTCCTGACCCGTTGGTCATCATCATCATCTTGTTTCATAAGCCTTCATTTTTAGTTTATTTTTGATTGAGAATTATTAAATTACCTTAATTCCGCAACACTTTGATTTAACTTTATTTATAAGTTCCTGAGCAACAAAAAGTTGC